ACCGCCTACGACGTGCTGATCGACCATGGTGAGCTCGAGACGGGCTGGGCCGACGAGCTTTCGGCCTCGACCGAGACCGGGACCGGACAGCTCGAGCGGATCAGCATTCCGCTCTACGAGCTGTCGGCCCTGCCGAAAGTCTCCCAGCGGCTCCTCGACGACAGCGCCTTCGAGGTCGAGGGCTGGCTCGCGGGCCGGATCGCGGACAAGTTCGCCCGCGCCGAGGCCGCGTCGTTCATCTCCGGCAACGGGGTGAACAAGCCGACCGGGTTTCTCACCAAGACGCTGGTTGCGAATGCGAGCTGGACCTGGGGCAGCATCGGCTACGTGGCAACGGGAGTGGGCGGAGACTTCGAGACCGGGGGCCCCGGCGACGCGATCGTCGACCTCGTCTATGCGCTCGGTGCGGAATACCGCGCGAACGCGACCTTCGTGATGAACTCGAAGACCGCCGGCGCGGTGCGCAAGATCAAGGATGCCGATGGCCGGTTTCTCTGGTCGGACGGGCTCTCCGCCGGCGAGCCCGCGCGGCTTCTCGGCTATCCCGTGCTGATCGCAGAGGACATGCCGGACATCGCCGTCGACGCAGCGGCGATCGCCTTCGGGGATTTCTCGGCGGGCTACACCGTCGCCGAGCGCCCGGACCTGCGCATTCTGCGCGATCCGTTCTCTGCCAAGCCCAACGTGTTGTTCTACGCCACCAAGCGCGTGGGCGGGGATGTCAGCGACTTTGCCGCGATCAAGGTGCTGAGGTTCTCGGCCGCCTGATCTTTCGACGGGCCGGCCCCTCTGGCTGGGCCGGCCCGGTTCCTTCGCCGACTGACCGGAGACGCACATGGTACTTGTCGAGCTTACCCCGGTGCCGGACACCGCACTTCCCGTCGCGGCGCTGCGCGACCATCTACGCCTCAGCACCGGCTTCGCTGATGGCGGCGCCGAGGATGGCCACCTCGAGACCTGCCTGCGCTCCGCGCTGGCCACGATAGAGGCACGCACCGGAAAGGTGCTGTTGCAGCGCTCCTATCGCTGGTCGCTGACCGCCTGGCGCGATCTCGCACGGCAGGCGCTTCCGGTCGCCCCGATCACCGCGATCACCGCGCTGCGGATCGTCGATCAGGCCGGAAATGCGACGGAGACCGCGCCCGAAAGCTACGCGCTGGTCCCTGACGCCCACCGCCCGCAGCTTCGGGCCAGCGGTCTCATACTGCCGGGCATTCCCGTAGGCGGCACAGCCGAGATCGATTTCGAGGCGGGGTACGGCGAGGTATGGGGGGAGGTTCCCGCGAATATCGCCCAGGCGGTGGTCCATCTCGCCGCATATCTCCACGATCACCGGCTCGATCATCATGCCGCCCCGGTGGCGCTCCCCGCGACCGTGACGACGCTGATCGAACCTTACCGCACGATACGGCTCTTCGGCGGGAGGTCGGCGTGAAAGCCCCGGTTCTCAACCGCAGGTTCATCCTGGAGGTGCGGGAAACCCAACCCGACGGGCAGGGCGGGTTCGAGGAGACATGGACGCCGCTCGGGGCGCTCTGGGGCGAGCTGCGCGGCATGACGGGCCGCGACGTCGAGCGCGAGGCTGCGGCTTTGTCGCTCGCGACGTTCCGCATCACACTGAGGGCCGCGCCGCCGGGGGCGGCCGAGCGACCGACCGCGGGTCAGCGGCTGAAGGAGGGATCCAGGGTGTTCCCGATCATCTCGGTGGTCGACCGGGATGTCGAGGGCCGCTGGCTGACCTGCTTCACGCGTGAGGAGACCGTGCGATGACCTATGCCGTGGGCACGGCCCTTCAGAGGGCCGTCTACCAGCGTCTCTCGAACGACACCGCCCTTCTGGGGCTACTGGGCCCCGCCATCTACGATGTGCTGCCGGCAGGGCCCCAGCCTGAAACCTACGTTGTGCTCGGGCGAGAAGATGTGCGCGACCTGTCGTCGGCGACCCATGGCGGGGCGGCGCACCGGTTCACCGTGACGATCGCGACCGATACCGGAGGCTTCAGGCGCGCCAAGGAGGCTGCTGGAGCCGTCTCCGACGCGCTTGTCGATGCGGATCTCGAACTCGACAGGGGACGGCTCGTCTCGCTTCGTTTCCTGCGCGGGCGGGCGCGCCGTAGCCGGGCGGGTGCCGCCCGGCGCATCGATCTCACCTTTCAGGCGATCGTCGAGGACGATTGACCCCCAAAACGGAGTAGACGGACATGGCCGCACAGAATGGCAAGGACCTCCTGATCAAGATCGATCTCACAGGGGCCGGACAGTTCGAGACCGTCGCGGGGCTTCGCGCGACGCGGATCAACTTCAACGCCGAGAGCGTCGACGTCACTTCCCTCGAAAGCCAGGGCGGATGGCGGGAGCTGCTCGCCGGCGCCGGGGTGAAGGCCGCCTCGATCTCGGGCTCGGGGATCTTCAAGGACGACGCGAGCGACGAGCGGGCCCGGCAAATCTTCTTCGATGGCGAGACGCCGACGTTCCAGGTGATCATCCCGGACTTCGGGATCGTGGAAGGGCCATTCCAGGTCACTTCCATCGAATACGCCGGCACCCACAACGGGGAGGCGACCTACGAACTGTCGCTCGCATCGGCCGGGGTGCTCGGCTTCACGGCGCTTTGATGGCGAACCCTCATGCGGGCGAGGTCGAGATTGTGCTCGACGATGAGCGTCACGTGATGCGGTTGACGCTGGGCGTACTCGCCGAGCTCGAGGCTGAACTCGGCGAGGTGTCGCTGGTGGATCTGATCGCGCGGTTCGAGGGCGGCGCGGTGTCGAGCCGCGACGTTCTGCGGCTGATCGTGGCGGGCCTGCGAGGCGGGGGATGGCGCGGCCGAATGGATGATCTGCTGGCGGTGGAAATCGCCGGGGGGCCGCTGGAGGCCGCGCGGCTTGCGGGCGAGCTTCTGGTCCGGGCTTTCGCGCGACCCGGAACGTGACGCGGTTCGAATGGCCTCTGCTCCTCGAGGCGGGGGTGCGGGGAGCGGGCCTCAAACCCGGTGAATTCTGGGCGCTGACGCCGGCGGAGCTGATGCTGATCCTCGGCCAGGGCGGAGGGGGGAGACAGATGGCGCGGGAGGCGCTTGTGGCCCTCGAGGCAGCGTTCCCGGACAATTTGGAGTGAATGGCATGGATGAAATCGACGGTGTCGACGCGCTGGACGACCAGATCGCAGCGCTGGAGACGACGCTTGGTGGCGCGGGTGAGATGACTGCTGCCTTCGACTCGGAGCTGAAGCGGATGCAGGCGACGGTCGCCGAGACCGGCAATGATGTCGCGGTACTTTCTCGGGGCATCTCCAAGGGACTGAGGCGGGCTTTCGATGGGCTCATCTTTGATGGCGCCTCACTGTCGGAAGCGCTCCGCGACGTCGGACGGAGCATGGTGGACGCGGCCTACTCGGCGGCGACCCGGCCGGTGACGAACCAGCTCGGCGGGCTCATTGCCGAGGGCGTGGGCAGTCTCGTCTCGGGGCTCCTGCCTTTCGAGAAGGGCGGGGCGTTCACGCAAGGCCGCGTCGTCCCCTTTGCCTCCGGCGGGATCGTGAGCGGACCGGTGAGCTTTCCGATGCGCGGGGGAATGGGCCTGATGGGCGAAGCCGGACCGGAGGCGATCATGCCGCTCTCGCGCGGCTCGGACGGCCGGCTCGGGGTGCGCATGGAGAGCCGAGGGCGCCCGGTGAACGTGGTGATGAACATCACCACCCCCGACGTGGGGAGCTTCCGGCGTTCCCAGAGCCAGATCGCGGCACAGCTCAACCGGGCTCTGACCCGGGGCGAACGGAACCGGTGAGGAGAACCCCGATGAGCTTTCACGACGTGCGATTTCCCGCGAACCTGAGTTTCGGCTCGGTGGGAGGACCGGAGCGGCGGACCGATGTGGTGACGCTGGCCAACGGTTACGAGGAGCGCAACACGCCATGGTCCCATTCGCGCCGGCGCTACGACGCCGGTCTCGGGATGCGCTCGCTCGAGGATGTCGAGATGCTGATCGCCTTCTTCGAGGCGCGTCAGGGCCGGCTTTTCGGGTTCCGCTGGAAGGACTGGGCTGATTTCAAGTCCGCACCCGCGAGCGCGGAGCCAAGCTTCGAGGACCAGTTGATTGGGGTCGGAGACGGCGCGACGCGGGTATTCCAGATGGTGAAGACCTATGCCTCTGGTATGCAGAATTACGTCCGGCCCATAGCCAAACCGGTTCTGGGCACGATTTCTGTGGGCATCCAGGGCGACCCGCAGACCGACACGATCAACTACGAAGTCGACACGACGACCGGGCGGATCGAGTTCGCCTCCGCTCCGGATGAAGGCGTGCAGGTCACCGCAGGATTTGAGTTCGACGTGCCGGTGAGGTTCGACACCGACACGATCCAGACCAGCGTGGCGAGCTTTCGCGCGGGCGATGTTCCCAACGTACCGGTGCTCGAGGTGCGGGTCTGATGGGGGTCACGCAGGCCCTTCAGGCGCATCTGTCGACCGGGACAACGACGCTCTGCCGCTGCTGGGGGGTGACGCGGGCCGACGGGATCCGGTTGGGATTCACCGACCACGATGTCGATCTCGCTTTCGAGGGTTTCGTGTTCCGGGCCGGGACGGGCCTGACCGCCTCGGCCCTCGAACAGTCGAGCGGATTGGCGGTGAACAACACCGAGGCCGTGGGGGCGTTGTCCTCGGCGGCGGTGAACGATGCGGACCTGACGGCGGGACGGTATGACGGTGCGGAGGTGGTCGCCTGGCTCGTCAACTGGAAGCGGCCGGAGGAACGGGCGCTTCAGTTTCGTGGCACTCTGGGGGAGATCACCCGAGGGTCGGGCGCGTTCGTCGCAGAACTTCGGGGTGTGACCGAAGCGCTGAACCAGCCAGTGGGTCGGGTCTACCAGACGCGGTGCGGGACGGTCCTGGGGTCGGCGGCCTGCGGCTTCAATACCGCGAGTTTCGGCTATGTCGCCGAGGAGCCGGTAATATCGGTAGCTGATGGCAAGGCGTTCCGCATCGCTGGCGGCGCTTTTGCCGCGCGTTGGTTCGAACGTGGCCGCTTCGAGGTGCTGGACGGGGAAGCGGCGGGGCTGGTCGGGGTGGTGAAGAACGACCGGATCCTCGGGGCCGAACGGGAGATCGAACTCTGGGAGGCCATCCGTGCTTCGGTCGCGGCAGGCGACCGCGTCCGCGTGGTGGCGGGCTGCGACAAGCGCGCGGAGACCTGTCGAGAGAAATTCCAGAACCTCGTGAATTTCCAAGGCTTCCCGACAATTCCGGGCGAGGACTGGCTGATGGCCTACCCGGCTGGATCAGACAGGAACGATGGGGGAAAGCTGACATGAGCGATGAGGCGTGGAAGCGGGTCGTGACCGCCGCACAGGGCTGGATCGGTACGCCTTACCGGCACCAGGCGAGCGTGAAGGGGGCGGGG